ACCACCATCTCTAGCGAATTTACTTCTATCTTGATGTGACATATTGTCAAACACATCCCTTGATACTGTATCGCTAGTTCCACTAAAGTTTGAGCCGTGCTTTGAGCCACCGCCAGTTGATGCGTTAAATAAATGAGGTGCGGATTCTGTTAAGCCTTTAACCCATTCGCTAACTTCCATAGGATTGCTATTGCCATCACCAAAGATTACATTGCCATTACTATCGTGAGGTACAGCCTTGCCATCCTTAATAGAGAAGATAGCCTGTGAGCGTAATACAACATCATCAATAGCCGTATCTACTACACCTGCCTTAACTGCTGAATCTCTTACCGCACTATCAATTAACAAATGCTCTAGTTTCTTGGTAAGGTTTGATTGCTCACCCTTCATACCTTCAATAACTTTATTATGCTCTTCACGCATTAACTTTGAACGCTCTTCCATTAGTTCTTCAATCTTACCTTCGTCAATAAGTTTCTTATCTTTGAGGGCTTGTGATTGTCTAAGCATATCGTTATACGCATCTAAATCTACGTTCTTAAACTTGTTTTCTAGTTCTTCTTGTTTCTTTAACAAGGATACATTGTTAGCACGGAATTCGTCTAACTTTGTTTTTGTTTCATTTGCTTTATCTTGAAGTGCTTGGAATTCTTCTTCAGTATAAGTTTTTGGGTCGCTCATATATTCTCCGAATAATTAAATTGTCTCTGACAATCTTTATTTTACATAAAGTTAAGATAACTTAAAGTTTATTTTTAATTTGCTCTAATGTTAATGGGTTAGCACTTTGGTCAACTAAATCGCTAAAGCCTAATTTGCCTCCTTTCCACAGTTTACGCTTACCCTTGCCTAATACATCTTCTTGAAAGTCTTTAGGTTTACCTTTTAGCCAATCTTCGTATCCTTTCTTTTTAGATACTTGCCCATCCATACTTGCTCTAGTTGATTCGGGGATTTCCTTCATCTTACGTTTAGCACCAAGTTCCTTCCAACTCTTAATAATCGGTACTTGAGTTGAACGACAATTCCAATGTGCTGTTGTTCCCGGCCACAAAATCTTATGTCCAATAGGCTTACGTTCATTATCCCAAGTTAAGCCGTCTAATCCTTGGCAGGTGTGAGATGTTCTGTTATCTAATGTTGCTACCCACTCTACACCCTTAACAATATCGTCATTCTCTGCGTAGGTTTGTAGTCTAGCCTCGTTTGCTACTGACTGAATACTTGTTCTAACTAAAGCATCAGCACTTCTATAGTTGGCATACAAAGCACCGTCTTTATAACGGTTTACTTTCTTACCGATTAGATTAGATATGATTTGGTCTGTAGTTTCACCCTTCATCATTCCAGTACGGATTGTGTCAGAAAACTTTAGTCTGAATGCCTCACCTCTTCTAGCCCACCACTCTTTAGATGGCGCACCTTCAAATAGTGTATCACTCGCTATGGCTTTTAACATTCCTTTACTCATAGTTGTTGATGCTAGTTCAACACTAAGGGCTGTATTAAGGGAGGCTACCGCTTGTGCTTCAGCCAATGAAGCCACTTGTGAAAGTTCGTCAAGACTATCCTTCGCAATCTGTACATACGCAGTTTTAATAGTCTCACGAGTCTGGTCAAGCAATACCTTGAGCCTCTTCTTTTGTGTTTGGGACATCTTAGCATCCCATACGGTAGATTTCTTAATTTCATCTACTAAGTCTGCTTCAAGTGTTTTGAGTTGTTTAAGTACACGTTTCTTAACCGTTGCCTCTAGTCGTTGTAAATCAACCGAGTGTCCAGTTATCTCGTCAAGTACCTTATCATTGACTGACATTACTCAAGTTCACCAACCTGTATGCCAATCATATCCTTCTCATCTTCAACACTTACTTCCGGAGGTAATATCTCACCTCTCTTCATATTGAATAAGAATGTTTCGTGACTGATAGCACCAGATTGCCATGCGCCCATAAGTGAAGCCATATCACCGGCTTGAATCTTAGTATCAACAAAGTCAGTATTTAGATTAACTGTTACATCACCACTCACACCTTCCCACTCTGCCATAATCGTAAGGGCTTTAGTTATTGCCCTCTCTACAGTTTTAACTGTGCTAACTAATGTTGAGGCTTCAGCGTTTTGTCTTAATCTAACCGAGTCTGCTGATTCAATACCTGCTTTTTGAGATTGTAATAGTTGCGCACCTAGACTTGCCATCATAGAGCGTTTCTCTTCCATAGCCTTTTCTAATGCCTGTAGTCCTTGTCCACTAAACTCAAGGTATCCTGCTTTACTAGATGAATCCGGTAGAATCCATGCTGAACCACTACCAATCCTTAAATCTGCTGTTTCATCAATACCTGTAACATAAGGCGTAGGTAATGCTGTGAAATGCCTACCGTGTTCTAAGTCTGCTGATGTTCTAAACATAGATAAGCCTGTGTCTGCCAATGACAGCATAGGTGGAATACTAGGCTCTAGGTTGAATCCCTCGCCACTTAAACTAATAAACGGAATATCTGATAATGCCTTACCCAGTCGTGAAGGGAATATCTCATCTACAATATTCCAACCTTTCTTTTCTTTCTGCCAAATGCGGACAACGTAACCTTCACCATCTTTAACTAATTCACGATACTGTGTTGCGTATTCTGACTTATAAATATCATTAGGGTCTATCTTGCGATAGTTCTCTTCTAAGACAATTCTTCCATCTAACCAGTTTGTAATCTGCTCTGTTGAGTAACCTGTTAAATAAGGACGCTCTTCATCTCTATCAACAAGCACACCTTGTCTGCCCATCAATAATTGTTCAGATAGCATATACGAGATAAAATCGTTTAGCGGTAGTCCAGTTCCCGTAATATCATTAAGTAAAGGCTGAATCTTATCCGGTACTTCAATAATAGGGTCAACTCTCATCACCGCACCTATTAGCCCTTTTACAGTTCTCTCAATACCGTTGTAATAAACGCCACGCATCTTGTATGCTTGGTATTCGTTGTCTGTTTGACCGCTTAACATAGGTAGGTATTTCTCACCCTCGCCTTTAACTGCGTCACTACCCTTGTATGAATCTCTGATTCGTTGCCATTGCTCTTCCGTATTTGAATAGTACGGATGTCTTAACTCTATTCCCATCTTATGCCCCTATAACTCTTGCGACTCTTGGTTTACCCAATTTCTTAATCATTGGCTGTAGTGCGTATCTTAACGCATCTATATAATGATTGTGCGCATCTATAATCGTTGGTAATATATCTCCGGTAACTCTGTCAACCTTATAACTATATTTCACAAACTCACTCGCTGTCTGTAAACACCTAGTGTGGATGTGTACCTTTCTAAAACTCCTAATATGTTCAATACCATCTTCAACACTACCTGCCCACTTATGAACAGCCTCAATCCTATAACCTTGTCTTTTAACAAAAGATATAGACTCCGGTCGTGCTGAATCTGCTCTTATTGTATATTGTTTTGACTGTGGTATGGCATCAATTAATTTATAAGTGTTATCTAACTCTATCTGCGTTCCACCCGATTCATAGTCAATGTACAACTCTCTGTCCACAATATAACATCTTAATACTGCTGTTGGGTCTTGTGAGAATCCCCAATCTAAGCCGTAATAGAATACAGCATCATCCGGTGCTTTAAATTCTTCAACCACAAACTTGTTCCTAAATATCTGCGATTCAGACGAAGTCTTACAATGCCCTTCCCAAATATGAAGATAGTCGTCATAGTCTAACTCTCTTTGATATTCTAACTCTTCTTTTAACTCATCACCAAAATAAGGATTATCCCAATAATTAACCTTAACCAATAGAGTGTTATCTCTTTGTTGGTTGATTACATACTTAACATAGGTTGGGTCTGTCTCTAGGTTTGGGTTAAACGATACCCATATCTCTGAATGTGCCTTACGAATCGTAGGTATTAGAATGTCCCATGACTCGTTACTAATCTTTTGAGCCTCTTCCACCCAACAAATATCTACACCCTCTAATGACTTAATTTGCATAGGGTCGTGCTTTAATCCGTGAAAGATGAATTCAGTACCGTTCTTACCAAAGATACCCTCACGAGTAATCTTATAGAAATGCCCAAGTTTTAATATCTCAATACATTGCGACAATAACTTATGTACTGATTGTTTCATTGAGCCTTGTACCTCACGAGTACACAAGACTCTTCGCCTTTGTTTCACTCCCATTAAAAGAAGTGTTAAGGCAAAACTCCAAGACTTACCCGCACCACGTCCACCGTAATAAACTTTATATCTATACGGTTTCCATAATGGCTTAAATACTCTCGGTATTCTTATGCTAGGTTTCTTCATCTGGGTCAATAAACTCAACGACTAAATTCATATCTCCATCAATATCCATCTCTTGTCTTTCAACATAACCTCTATTCCTGCCTATAGTTTTAAGGAAGAAAATAGTAGCCGTCATGTTCTTGTTTTTAATCTCACCCATCAATACAGATTCAGCAAAATCAATGTTCTCTTCTTTAATGTTTTCGCACTCTTTTTTAAAGGAGTCGAATTTCTCAATATAGTTATAGTAAGTTTGTCTATCTATGTTCGCTACTCTACAAGCATGAGCAATGTTTCCAGCACTCTCTTTATAGGCTCTCAAGAAGTTCTTTTTATTATCTTCGGTTATCTTTTGTCTAGTCTTTGACTTTGAGGTATCACCTGCCATAATTATCTCTTAAATGTTTTACTTAATCGTTTGCTTGAACGTCTTGGGTCAATTACTGATTTTCCCTCAACATGATTCACTAGGTTTGGCACTACTATGTAATACTTTTCCTTTCGGTTTTTTAAGAAGTCAGCAATCATTGTATCACTGCCACTTGGATGCTCTTCCTTTCTATCCCACGCCATCCAGAAGTCTTTAATCATTCGTGAATAACCTGCCGGATAATACACGCATTGATTCATTAAGAAGTTAGCACCATAATCGTATCTACTGCCTACGTCTGTATCTGCCTTTCTCATTGAGAAGAATTGAATCATTCTATCCTCTCTTAGATTAATTTGCTCTAGGCATCTTTCAACAAAGTTATCACACAGAATAATATCATCTTCAAGGTGTACTGCCGGTTCGTCTCCGGCTTCCTCTAATGCTCTAATGAACGTATCCATGTGGCTTTTGATTCTATCTTGAACAACAATAACATCCGGTATCTGTTTCTTCATCTCAATTAAATGTGCCTCTCTCTCGGGCATATACTTAACTATGAATTTCATACCGGTATCACCTTTGTCATTTCCATACAAACAGGGCATATAACCTTAACCTCTTCTTTAGGTTCTTCTTTAGTTTCAATGTTTGTTTCTATATCAATAGACATATCCTCTGACCCTATACCAAATACACCATCTAATGTTCCATCAAAGAAGTTGAGCGTTTCACTCAAGTTTATAATATTGTCTAATTCCTTTTGGAGTTCTTCCTCATTCCACTCTGTTAATTCATGAATACGATTGTCAATGATTCTTAACTCTCTAGCCTTCTTTTCGTCAATGTCTGCTATTACACAAGGTACTGTATCCCACCCTAATTCTCTTACCGCTCTGAATCTAGTATGACCACTAATGATTGTATTATCTCTATCAAGAATTAAAGGCACTCTAAACCCATAACGCTCAATAGACTTAACTAAAGCCGGTACAGTTTCATCGTTGTCTCTAGGGTTTCTCCAATACGGAGTAATGTCATCCAGTTTAATATCTACAATATTCATAATCCCACCTTCTCTGCCTCAACACCAAATTCAGTACCGCAATGCTCACAGCAAATACTTACAATCCTGTCTTGTGCTTTATCAACTCTATCGCCAAACACATTATCAAAACCATCCTCTGATTTCTTAATATCGTCATCTGTTACTTCACTTACATCTAAACCAAAACTAGTTGTTAAGGCTGATTCAATCTTCATATCAAATTCTGATACTAGATAATCTAATGCTCTTAACTCAACAACCAATAACTCGTCATTCCATTCTGATATTTCTTGTATCTTGTTATCAATAACACGGAACTCTTTATTCTTTTCATCTGACAAGTCTGAAGTTAAACAATCAATCTCATCCCACCCTAGTTTTTGTGCGGCCTTCAATCTAGCGTGTCCTGCTACAACCACATTATTCTGATCCACTACTATTGGAACTACATAGCCATATCTCTCATAAGCATCTGCTAGTTTCTCAACTGTTTTATCGTTGATTCTAGCGTTTCCCTCGTAGGGCTTTAAATCACTAATCTTTTTCTTGGTTGTTTCCATCTTGGTATTCCTTTCTTAATCTTATTTGTTTGTCTGATTCCCACGCTGTTCTGTATTCCACGTTAGCGAATAATTTAGAGAAGCCTGTTAAATGTTTAAGCCTTACAATCTCTTCAGCCTCCATCCCCAACTCTGAACAAATTTCAGCATCTGACATTCCGTTTTCTAACATCTTGAAAACCATATCGCTCATACCCTCTACCGAGTGTTTACCTCTAGCCCTGTTGTGTCGTACAGTTGATGCCATTCTGTCATTGATATTTTTCTTAATTACAACGATAGGCAATTTACCACCCGTTCTTCGGTTAATCTCTTTGTTAATCTTACAACATGTGTATCTGTGAAACCCGTCAACGATTGTGTACATATCTCGTTCATCATCATAAAACGTAACTACTGGCTGTGTATAGCCATCTGCCAATATGGATGTTTGTAATAATTTCAGTTCAGTCTTTGCTACTGAATTTGGGTTGTAATTGTTAGCCTCAACTTTGTCTAAGTCCACCCATTGAACATGACTAATCGGCTGTGAATCTCTTTCGTTAGACATACATATCCTCCGTTACATCTTCTTTTTGTTTGTTGCTTGCCACTCTGTAGTTATCTAACAAAGTGAAGTGATAATCGTTCTTTAGGATTGTATTAATACACACCCTGTAATATCGTTGTAAATGTCCGAACCAAGAATCCCACGTTTTAAAGCGTTTTAATATCTTATCCTTGCCATCACCTTCCGGCAATAAGTTCTCGGCTAAATAATCCCTATACTCGTGCCACGTCTTAAACATATACGGTAAATCTTTAGGACACCCCAACTCTCTTCCAAACTTTCCTTCGGTGTCAATTCCTTTGAGGCGTTGAGTCAACTTAACCCAAGTTTCTTTTTCCACTTCTTGAAGATACTTTAAATTAGATACTGATGTCTCATGGCACAAACTTGATACTCTCATTTCCAATACCGGAACACCCCAACTAAACTGTTGGTCATATACTCGGTTGTAACTCCAGTTGTTATCGTGAATGGCTTTCCATACGTCTGTATAACTCCAGTCATAGATTGGGTAGAACGTGTACTTGTCCTCGTCCTTATCTAGCAACTTACCCCACGTCTCACCCTTGTATGTCACAGCACCAGTCAAAGACAATAAACGAGCCGGAGACTCTTCACCTCTAACACCACCGATATTTACAGATTTAGGTGGGAAGTCGTGTTTCATAATAGCTGTAAACATAGCCTTGAATCTGTCAGTTCCATATACGTTTTCAGTAATAGCGTAAGGCACTCTAGGTCTCATCCACACATCCTCTTTGTCAGCATCCCAACAGAATATCCATGGGTCATCACTTGATGTCGCATTAAAGATTTTCATAGGCATTTGAAACCACATAGGCTCTACTTCGTCCGAGGTCATCACCTCTTCCATTAAATCTATAGTTGCTTGTAGTTCCGCCTCTTGGTCAAGGAATAATACCTTTAAGGGTAGCCTATTGCGTTCTCGTGCCACTATCAAGGTTAATTCATAGACGACAACTGAATCCTTACCACCGCTAAACGATACAACCACATCATCAAATTCATCATATAACCAACGAATCCTTTTAAGGGCTTCATTAAATACGTTTGTCTGTTTATAGATTCTCATAGTTTTAAACTCGTAAAAATAATGTATTTATCATCCGTGTATTTGTACCCACCTTCAAGGTTGAATTCTTTAGTCTCAAAATGGCTACTGCTCATCCCTGCGTGGTCATACGTTACCGGTGAATAACCATCACCATAAAACATGAAGTAATAGTCATCTTCAATAAACTTGAATTGCGAATTGAAATATTCCGGATTAACGTAGTTCATTGAACCGAATAAAGATACAAAGGCTGTGTGTGTTCTTCTAAAGCCGTACCTCTCTAATCCACAAGTTATTGTTTCGTGATATGGAAACTTCTTATTTAGAATGCTTACCATTCCTTTCGATGGGTCAATACCAAGATACTGATATTGACTTACCTCCATCATCTCTAATAAGAGCCCTGTTCCACAACCTATATCTAGTATGCGTTTATCTTTGAGTAGTAGAAGATGTTTTTTGATGCGCTCATCTTGCGCCTTAGACTCTTCGTCTGAAAAATATGAATCATATTGCTCAGCAATACTATCGTAAAAATTCTCTGAATTCATACAATCGGTTTCCTGTTTATTATTACAGTTAATGCTAGAGGTGCGCCCATTGACCAATACTTATGGTCAACAACATCCCATATTCGGTACGTCCATCCTCTAAAGTTCTCATTATAGCCATACTTTCTAATCAATAATACAAAATCGTTAAAAGGCATCTTCCCAACCCAATTCTTTCGTACAACATAATAATGCGGATTGTCCGGCATAGTTTTAGCAAAAACAAACTCGTTAGCCTCTATCGCTTCTTCCACATCCTCTATTGAATAGTCATCTAGCCAAAGCATATCAAAGCCCTGTAAATGATTTATTGTTAAAAAGCCATACTGAAGTTCTGACCTCACCTGCCAATCTACATCTATACGGTATTGTTTACCGTCATCATCTTTGTAAGTTACCCCGAATCCGTCCGTCTCAATAGGTGTTAAAAACATACCTATTTCAAGTTCTTTATCTAGTTCCGGATTCCACTTGTCAACATGGTATCGGTATTGCCTCATACTCTTCTCCGGCACGAGACAGTATCTATTATTGCAGATGTAGAAAAGGCTATCGTTTAATATATCGATAGCCCTCGCTTTACTTATTAATCCCACCTAGAATGGAACATCATCATCAAACTCATTGATTCCATTCATAGCAGGTGGCGATTCCACTTGTTGATCTTGTTGTTTGTACGGCTCTTTTACTTTACCTGTTAGCATCTTACTACCGTTCTTGGTTACTCGGTATTGCCCTGTTTCTTTATCAGTTGAAAACCACAAACCTATTTCCTTTTCCACTCCATCAAAATTTACCTTGATTGTTAAGATAGGGCTTCTACCTTTTGCCTCAACACCTTGTTTATTAAATAAACCTTCATCAACAAATGCTAATGCGGTATTTGTATTATCGTATTCTGACATTTTTTCTCCTTTTGTTTAGTCTGAAATTAAATAGTTACTTACGGTAACTAATCGGACTGTTCTTCTGAACCTAACGACGACGGGGAGGTACATTGCTTTGAGAAAAGCGGAAAAACGCCACCGAATAGTGGAAGGTAGTCAAGCCTCACTAATCTTTAATTAAAAATATCACCGAATAAAGACATACACTTATCTTGGACTTGAATTAAGCCCTCTTCTTGTGCTTGGTTAAATACTTTGATTGCCATCTTTGTATCCCCTTCTTTTTTGGCTTTTTCTAATATCTCAAAAGCATTCACAACTCTTTCATTTAGCCTTTGTGTTGGAGTTTTATTATACGCCTTATTTGGTGTTTTTGTATTGTTTTTTGAAACTTTACCGGATGCTAAATTACCATCATCATCCTCTGTCTCTAAACCAAACATTGCTATTAAAGCATATCGTCTAGCGTATGTTATAGCACTACCCAATTTTTGCATATCAGCACTAGGGATTAATAACCTCACATTTGACTCTATATATTCTTTAGGGTCATCCGACATAGTAACTCTAGTTGTTAAGACTTCTATTCCATCCTTGATGTCGGGGCATTGAGTAAACACCAAACCCAACTCATCTAGTATTGGAGTAATAGACTCTATCACGCTGTTTATATCTGCGTAGTTGCTCTTAAAGTACGGATTCTTGGCATTCTTTGTAACTGCCACCGACTGTTTTCTAAACTCTAGTAATTTCTTTTGAATACTCATTATGCCTCCTTATAATTATTTAACGTCCACATGATATGTTGCGGTCTACCTGCTTTACCTTTTTTAACTCTCATATCAACCTTGATATAGCCTTGTCTTTTTAACCAACTGTATTTAGAGGTTACTGTTCCATAAGACCTATGACTTAATATTTCTTGAACCTCATCTGATATACAACCCTCTTCGCCAAATGAGTCAATTACGTTATAAACCTCTTCAACTGTTTTTGCCATATCGACTGAGTTAGCCCCAATATGGCTTGTGATAGGCGCGTCCTTTTTAACTACTTCGTGTACCGGTAAATTAAAATTCATTTCCACATCTCCTTTTCTGCCTCATATAAGGCGTTTAGTTTTTCTAGCACGGACATCTTGTTTCCTTTCAGTCCGTACTCCTCTTTTGCTATTGCGTATGCCGACCTACCTCTACGCTTTAGTCCTTTTGTTTCCATTTCTAGTGACTTAACCAACACCTTCATTCTGTAAAGTGCTATTTGCCACGGTTCGGTTAATCCGCTCATTTTCTATCTCCTAAAATCATAAATAAAAGCCATGCTAGGTAAAGTATTGATATTCCTACTAAAATCTCAAATAAATCAGTCATTCCACATACTCCGGAAACCACTCGCCATAATTCTTCTCAAGTTCAGCATCAACCGCCCAACACTCGCTTTGGTCTGATGCTAGGCATTCACACAAAGTTGGACTGTCTCCTGTTCCGTATGCGTCTTTAGTACATTCACGATTATCACACTCTACACAATATTCATTCTGCTCTTGAATCCACTCAAAGATAGATTCATAGACCATTTCTTTTGCTTGTTCTATTTGGCTCATTTTTTCTCCTCATTTTTTTTTATCGTCTTATCAAGATAGTCAAAGAAATCTTCCTTAGTCTTGTCCATCTCCTTCCAAAGTCCGGCTCTGCGTTCTTTATATTCATCGTAGCCTTGGTCGTCATCCTTGCCAAAAGCCTCGTCAAATTCTTTTTCGAATTGCTCGGTTTTCATATACTCACAAGCGTACAGGTCAGCATCGACATAACCCCTGCCCTCGACATATACTAACTCTCCATCCTGCTCTCTTTGAATTACATCTTGACCCATCTTGCTCATAACGACACCCCTAGAATAAATCCAAAAATCAACCCTAAAATAAGCGTGTATCCGTTTTTAAGTTTGCCCTCTTCGGTCATTATTCGGTCTCCAACTCTACGAGTTACTCTATCGCCAAATGATGTTTTGTATTTTATAATCATAGTTAAGCCTCCAATGAAATTGTAGTGCCGGTAGTTCTGTAATGAAGTGATAGCACGTTTTTCACCTCAACATCTGAACCAATGTGAAACATTAAATCATCTTTAGTGTAATACTTTGAGCCGTGTTTTGAAATATGTTCAACTAAACCTGTTACAGTTTTGATATTTCCTCTTGTGGTTTCGTAAGTTAGTTTCATTTTGTATCTCCTATTTTATTTTGGTTATATAAGGTTAGTTTTCCCTTCCTTATACTATCTATTATACGCCCTTTTAGGTATGTGTCAACACTTTTTATCAAAAAAATATACCTTTTTTTAAAATTTTATTTATATTCTCAAGGTGATAATCTTGACTGCCGTATGTCTTTTCCCACGTCTTTACCCCTATTTGGTGGATGCCTTGCGCACCTCTATGATGTTCAACACACAACGGAATGGTGTTCTCATCTGATGCTTTTTGGGCTATCCCCCGATACTTGAATCCTATTAGGTGATGTATCTCAGCAGGTCTCCGGCAAATACAACAGCCGTATTCTGATAACAAGTTAAATCTTTTCTTGCGTTCTTTAGCCTTCAATGTTAAACCCCTTTGCTTTTAGCACTTCCTTTATTTCTCTGATTGATTTCCGCCCTATCCCAGCATAATATTTAAGCCCATTTGTTCGCAAATATTCCTCATACAAATGCTGATAAGTTCTAACACAATAGCCGTCTAAAATATTAAACACCCTATTGGATAAGTCACCATATAAAATTGCTTTTGATAAGTGTTCATCCAACTCGTTGGCATCCATAGCCCAGCCGGAGATAGTTAAATCTTTTAACTTTATTTTCCCTACTACACTTTTTGGTAAGCCACCAATACAGATAGACATACCTTGTTTTCCGGAATATATACAAAGCCCTCTCGACCCGTCTCCACTATTGGCATGGATTGTGACATCATTTTTTGGCAAATCATAAGGCGATAAAAAAAAATGTTTCAATGTACACCCCCTGCTGATTCTTGCGTTCTAGTTAGTTCGTCCATAATCTTGTTATGAATATTGATAATTCCCTCTTCATCAACTAAAGCCCTTAATGCTAGAAAGTAACAAGCACTCATATCATCTTTATCTAAACTATCGTAAATATCATTCATAGCCTCTAAATCTACCACTATATCTGCCATCAGTAAAATTCCTCCAACTGTTGAACCACTTTGTCTATATCTTCCCTAGAGTAGTTTCTTAATATCTTCTTTAGAATCACATTGATTGTCGCATCATATAATTCAGCAAAACTCTCTTCTGTCATACTAGCAAATGAGATTGATTGAGCCTCAATTCTCACACTTCCATCAACACGATACACCGCATCATATCTGCCACTCAATATAATCAAATCCTTTCTGAATCTGTCAAACGACTTTTCGGGTACTACACCTTCCCATTCCGGAGACTCAAACTCTTCGGGTTGCCAATTCTCATAAGCATACTTAATCAAAGCAAAATACTTCTTATGGAATTCATAATTCCTTGGTCGCTTGAAGTCAGCCGTTATCACTTGGTTGTATTTAAGTCTATCAATAAAATCAGCACTATCCTTATCATCCGGAACAATCATAATATCTGAAACCTTCTTTAGTGTTATCTTCATAGCAACTTACTCGCTATATCTGATTTCTTGATTCTGCGAAGTTCGGACTTTACATCCTCTTCCTGCTCTCTTACCCATTTCAACATCACATCCGGCATATCTTTAGGGCAATACTTTAACCAAGCCCTAGCATCCTCTAAATGCTCTTCATCAGATTGTTTATTCCAAACTGATTCAAACGGTACAGGTTTATCATCCAACCTTTTAGGAATAGGTCTAGTGGCTATCCCCACTTTGCGTATCTCTTGGATAATCTCCGGTATTGAAGGCGGATGTTTCTTGCCTAAATCTGATATGTTGTTTAATGCCTCGTTCCAACACATCACATCACTATCGGGTAATCTGTCTAACTGTTCTGCTAGAAACTTAACCATTTCTAGTTTATCTACAGCCTTGGCTGTTGCGTATTTATATTCCATTTCTAACCGGCTTAAAATACTTGTTGCCACTTCTATTGTGTCAATGGGTTTTGTGTACATCTAGTAATCTCCCTTGTTCTTCATCATATTTCTGCTGATTTAATGCTTTAATCTCAGCAGTAGTTAACGGTTTTAAGTTTGGTTTATTCATAGCCTCTCGTACGGTTTTCTCAATTTCACCATACGATTGAGTCTTGTCGGCTTTTTGTGATGCCCTCCTATCCTGTTCACGCCCTAACCAATTAGTCACAAAGCGTAAGACTCCACGTCTAGTTTTTCGTTTAGTGGGGTTTCCCATCAGCCACCCTTTCATCTTGCGGAGTTCTTGTATAACATCCACTTGTTGATACAGTTCTTTGTATTCATTAATCAAAGAGTGCGTTATGTCGTAGTCGGTATTGTCATTGAGCGGTAGCGATATGGCTATATCACTTACACTTTCATTTACACTAACACTATCATTAACACTTACACTAACACTTACACTATCAGCCATGTTTGCCATTTTGCTATTAGCACTTATAGCACTTGCCATTTTTGGTATGCCTTTGCTATCCTTTGCTATCTTTTGAGTCCCCTTGGCATCCTCTGATTTCCCCCACCTAGCCTCTGCGCCTAATCGCCCTGCCTCTCTTCGTTTCTCTATTTCTGATTCCCACTTGTCGTTATCACGTTCAAAGTAATTCTTGAATGGGTTAAATGCTATTTTGATGAGTTGTGATAGTTTTGGTTCTTTACCGAATTGATAGTCTTTGATTGCTTTAAACAGTTTACCTGCTTGTTCGTCTGTAAGGTCGTCTAGGATTTCTAGGCTATCGGTATGTATTAAAAATGACTTTTTGTGAGCGGATTTGCTCATTGTATTTCCCCCTATGTATGTTTTATGTTTAACAAAAAAATAATCCTAACCCTTATGAAACTAGAAAGGGCGACCGCTAAATCGCCCCATTTTTTGTCTAATACACCTTGGGAAAGGTAACTACTATTATACGCTCTTATGCTGTATTTTTGCGACATTCTGAAAAATTATTCAGCGTGTGGAACGACAAATTCCTCAAGCGTATGGTTGTATTGTGACCACATATCGTCTATCACTTTATCTACTAAATACTGAACCCTTACATCTTTGCTCATGTGTATCTTGTAGTTCTCTTCAATCTCTATGTCACCTGCCTCCACCTGCTCTAGCGTGTATCCAAAACTTTGACAAAGGTCTGTTATTACTTCGTCTTTAATTTGCTCATGAATTGACGCCATGTGTAGCCTCCCTTTTAATAATATCAATGTAAATCTGCTTACAGTTGTGAGTGCCGGATTCGTACTTTTGCCAAGTTCGTAAATCCACACCAATAATTTCAGCACACTCTCGCTGTTTCAGTCCTAGTTCGTTTCGTAATTGACGGATTTCTTCGCCTGTTAAGTTAGTTGTTTTCATATATCTCCTAGTAATTGTATTGCTCGGCTCTATGGTCGCGCTCTTGACGTTCCCAATTCTCACCCTCTTCTTCAGTTAACACCCTTAAACTAAACGAGCCTTCAACCTCTCCCCATAACTGATTCTCAAATTGAGTATAGTCGTGGAATGTGGCAGGAATCATTGCCAAGTTAGTTGATTCAAATTGGTCACAATCTGTTGAGCAAACCTCAATATAAACTGATGAACCAAACCTCTTATCGTGAATCTCTTTAATTATCTCTGCGTGTCTTAATAATTCCATTGTTTCCTCCTATGCTTTTATGTAACCTAACTCTCGTGCCTCTTCAGCGTACTTCGAAAGTGTTTTATCTGCCTTAAAACCTAAGTCACGTTCAATACCTAATCCAAACGGTAGTTTTAATGTTTGTAATTCATCCAACATTACATAACCTAGTTCCGGTGTACCCATTCCTAAGTCACATAGCCCAAACATCCTGCCATCCTCATCTAGTTCCGTGATTAGCCAAGTACCTGCGCCACATGGATTAAAGTATTTAACAATAGGCTTGAACCTTCTCTCACCCTCGTACCCTATCTCCATGTCAACTTCTGTAATCTTGCTGTTTGTTCTTAGTTTGTGTTCAATTTCTTTAGTTAAAAGTTTCATTTTCTATCTCCTTTATTTTGAGTTTTTTAAATTTCTAATCTCCATAGCACCCTCTGCTATCTGAATTAGTTTTAGAACATTAAACCAATAGTGTTCCTTGGTATAGTGTTCAATCAAGTCACTAGCATAAAAGCCATACTCTTCTGCTAGTTCGTATGAATGTGATAAGTTTCCGTTGTTATTTGTTTCAATAATTTCAGCGAATTGCTCTGCGGTTCTGTATTCCATTACACACCCCTTGTCCAAGAACCTTGTTTAAATCCAAATAGTTTTTCAACTCTTCGCATTTGTTTGTCCATTTCTAATCTCATATCATTATTTAGAGGGAGAGTTCGCCCATGCTCATCAACTCCATCAAATACGCTGTCATCTTCAAACGCTGTTTGAATGCCAAACAATAATCTTTCCTGTGCTAATTGCTTTCGTTCTGTATGTGTCATTACACGTTCTCCCTTTCAGCCATAAGTTCATCAAATAGATTTGCTTGTTTCTCTTCTCTATCTTTCCACTCTTTAAAAGAACAAACTCTGTCATACATGCCGTTTGCTCTGTAGCCAAACATTCTTTCGCGGTATGCGTCATACATATCCATTTCTTCGGGAGTCTTAGTTGTTAAACCTAACTCTAAATCTGTTTTCAATCCTAACATTTTGTATCTCCTATTTATTTGATTAATTTATACAAAGTTTCTAATGTTTCTCTCTTTGTATGGTTTCCATTATACGCCCTTTTCAACACCTGTCAACGTTAATTTTAAAAAAACTGTATTTTATTTAAAAAAAAGAGGGCATCACAGCCCTCTCTAAAAGTTTATAAACGTGCTATCAACATAGCATCAACATCTACCGGCACATATTGGTTAATCTCGTAGTGAGTATCTTCCGGATGCGGTACTAAGAAAACCATAAATTCGATAGGCTTTTTTGTGCCTAGTCCTTTATCCGCTTTACGCTGTTTCTTAATACACTCGTCTAAACTTGCTGACGTTGCCCAATTGGCAAATGATGATGTGAAGTAGTGAACTTGATTATCTTCCATTACTTTCTTTTCAATATTGTTCATATTGTTTCTCCTTTTATTTGGTTTTTAAATAGCACCGAACCCCATGTCCGGTTTAAATAAGGCAAGTTTCCAAACCTTATAATTACATTATACGCCCTTTTATCCATCTTGTCAACTTTTTATTTAAATTAACTTGACTTTTTTTAAACTAATCTTATAATATAGCCCATGAATATGAACGAAATAGCACCAGACGACATCAAGAAGTTTATCAAGCAAAGAGGTTACTCATATCAGAAGGTATCCCGAATGCTTGGTTTTTCAATGCCAACATTTGAGAAATTCTCCAAAAAGCATCCGGCTGTAATATACTATGCCGTACTTGGATTGCCGGAAGTCTCGCACATTAAGTCAGAGAGACTAGCAACAATCAGACCATAAACTCTCGGGGGAGATAATGACAGTAAAGCACACACATACACAATGCCAACAAGCGGTAGGTGGTATTAAAGAATTACTAGAACAACTACAACGTCTATCTACAGACGACACAGCCAAGCACATTTGTGAGTCTGCTATTGATATTTGTAATAACTTATTAAGAGAGCCGGAGAAGTGAATTCTCACGAACACGAAATACAGAAATCTATAGCCCAGTATTTAGATGCTAGAGGTTTGTGTTGGTGGGCTGTACCTAATGGGGGTCAGCGTAATGTGATAGTCGCCTCTAAACTTAAAGCCGAGGGAGTTAAAGCCGGTGTGCCGGACATAACACTAATTCATGACGGTATGTACTATGGCTTAGAAGTGAAAAAACCAAAGACAACTACACCTCAAGGCAAGTTAAGCCCACGTCAAATCTCAATGATTAGCAATATTAAGAAATGTGGCGGTGATGTGGGCGTAGTGTATTGTGTTGCTGATGTAATAGAATTTTTAATAGATAGGGGAATAACTACTTGATACAAGAAAAAATATACACACTAGATAGTGGTATGCAAATAACACCAACTGCGTTAGCAACTAGACTTGGTTGTACAACACCTAGTGCTAGACATAGATTAGATACTTATACTGACGATGTCACTATCTTTACACCTTTAGGTAAACACAAACCTAAACGTCAGTACAAATGTTCAACCTATAAACTATCTGATGGCTCTGAACAAACAGCAAGAGAGATTTCTGAAAAGTACGGTGTAGCATTAGGCACTACACGTAATAGGTTATCTAATAGTATTGTTAATATTGAAGTGTTAAAGCGACAACCAAAGGGTTGCAAGCAAACTCGTTTAGGCTCTCAAACTAACGGTAGTGAAATAAACGGTATGAGAGTGTCAGAGCAAATTAAACTTCGCAATGGCTATTGTCCTTGGTCTAAACTAATACTAACGACTATTTAGTCTTGCACGAACAATCACAAGGCTGTTGTGGTTGCATCATATTCATAGGTACTTGCATCATTTGATTGCCCATTTGCATCATTGGGGCAAAGAAAGAGTATGCGGCTAAACTAACCAGCATTCCACTAACAAAAATTAACATACATTTATTATTCATAATTATCCCTTAGCGACCTGCGAACCTACATAAAACTCTAATATCATCGCACACCAAGCAAACACTTCATCATATTTAACTAAGCCTGATACCATCTTATATTCAATCTCATCAGCAGTTAGTTGAAA